ATAAAGAATTAGAAGAATTAAATTTCTTTACTAGTCCACAAAATTATCAGGATATATCAATAGGATTAAGTGCTGACAAAAAGAAAATGCAACTCTGGTGTAATAGACATAATGAAAACATTCATGTATTTGAATTAGCTGATACGCTTGATGCTTGTTGTGATGATTGTGCGTTATAAGAGGATTAGTGGCATCTAATTGAACGCAGCTAAAGCTACTTACATTGCTGGTTTCCCTTTGTACCAGCCGGTTAGACCAAGATGTAGGTAGCTTAGTGTTTATTAGTAAGAGTTAGATTAATACCCTGTTGTTCTAACGACTGAACGTAAGCACTAAGCTATCTATAAACAATAATACAATGGCGTGCTGTTGTTAAGTTAAGATAGTAAACCATCTGTTGTATCATTTTAAAATAGCTTAACTAGAATATCTACAATACACAGATGGCGTAATTGTATGTCTGTCTTTTGTCTTATGACTCAAAGACAGACATACTACTAAAGAAGGGAGTATATGGAATACTTAGAAGTAAACGATGAAGAAATGTTAGAATATCTAATAACTCTTACGTACGTTAATATGCCTGGTACTAAAGGTAAACATAGACACGTAAGAATTATACTCAAAGCTACGGACCCAGTACAAGCTATGGTTCGTGCAATGAATATAGATATTGCAAACAAAGCTGAAATGATGACAGACTATATTGGACCTTACCCAGATAAAATGGGACAGAGTACATTTACAAGGGAAGAGATAGAAGAAATCAGACAGCAAGCTATTGATTCAGGATTATTCCAAGACTGGTTGATAGGTGTTAAACCTACAGCCATCCAAGTAGTCTTGCAGTCCAAAGTAGATATCATTAACAACATTGCTATTGATGAAGTTATGGAACATTCTACACACATAGGAAGTCAAGCCGAAGACTTTCTTAAAGAACAAGATAACAATAATGATAAGAAAGGAAGTGACAACGATGAATGATGATTGTTGGCAACTTATTAATGATGTTATACCAGTATCACAAAGGATACTATTATGGGGTCCACCAGGTACAGGTAAAACATACAGTGCAGTGAAAGAAAATGCACCTATAAATATAAATGGAAGTACTAATGTATTTCAAATAACAATGACAGAGGACACTGCTAGTGCAAACCTAGAAGGTTTTTATAAACCTAGTAGTGATGGAAACTTTGTATGGAATGACGGTCTAGCTATTCAAGCATGGAGAACAGGTGGTAGATTGGTTATCAATGAGATAGACCACGCTTCACCAGATGCTATGACATTTCTGCACGCTATATTAGATGACCCAGAAATTGCAGGTATTACTTTAAATAATGATACCAAAGAAACTGTTCATCCAGCACTAGGGTTTCAAGTTATTGCAACTACTAACAGCCCACCTGAGAGTTTACCTTTAGCATTAAAGGATAGATTCCCAGTTCAGGTACACGTAGATAGCATACATCCTAAAGCAATGGAACAATTCCCAAGTAATTGGCATGATGTTATTAACGATACAACATTAGTTGATGACCCAGAAGATAGAGTATCAGTTCGTTCTTGGAAAGAATTCTTTATGTTAATAGATAGAGATTTTACTGAGGAGAAAGCAGCCAAGCTTATATTTGGTAGCAAAGCAGAAGATATTATTGACGCTGTAATGGTTGCTAAAGCTGACAATGGATAAAGCTAAACCTTATCCAGAAATAATTACTAGTACTACTTGGAAAATTAACGAAGCAGTTGAAGGTCAACAACCTAAAACTGACAATATAAACTATCAAATGACTGTACCGTTAGGTAAAGTCTGCGAGTTTTGTGGAGTTAATCACGGTAGAAATGTCAGAATGCTACAGCTAGGCCATGCTAAATGGTCGCCTAAAACTGTAGGTAAACTAGGACATAATACTAGATTAGAAGCTGTTGAAGTACTATCAGATGCAAGAATTAAGTGGTTGTTATTTGTAGAAAAAATAAAATTTACAAATGATTTTATATGTCCACAATTAATACAAGCACAATTTAATCAGCTATTACCAGTAGGTAGTATAGGAGAAATTATAATGTTTCTTCTTAAATATACTAGTTGGGAAATGCCATCTAGTAGAAATTCTTGGTATAGTACAAGATATTATTCTGAGTTAACTAGTTCATTGATTAGATTAATGGAATACTATGGAGATGATATGCGTTTTACACAACAAAGACGTGCTGAGTATGCATTTATTATTCACCAATATCATGAAGTATTAGAAATATTACTTAATCGTAGTAGAAAAAAGATAATACCATTTAATCGTGTTAAAGTTGCAGCTAAATACTTAACTGTATTCTTAGATGAACTTAACGAAAGACCTAGTCTTGATGAAATCTGGGACAAAACCTTAAAGCAACAAAGCAGTTCGCTTGGTAGTGAAGCTGGGGAAGAAGATGGTCTTACCATCGAAGACACAGCTGAAGATGGTGCAAATGCTGCAAGCGCAGGTGATACGAAAAAACAATTAGAATATCGTATGCGTAAAAGCTTAGTAGAGGAAATGACTTATCGTTCTCAACACGGTATGGGTAGATGGGGTATTATGGAAATAGAAAATCCTATACTTCAAGTTAATCTAAATGGTAAACTTAAAAATGGTAGAGGATATCGTGCTATGAATTACGGTCACAATCCTAAATACATTAATAGATACTGTATAGATAAACAAATCTTCAAACAAAATCATAGAGTTAAAGGAGGTACTATTCTTATAGATGCTTCAGGTTCTATGCGATTTAATGGTGAAGATATACTAGAGATAATGAATATACTACCAGCTGTAACTATTGCTATGTACAATGGTGGTGGATTAGGTGGTATATTACGCATTATTGCTAAAGGTGGACGTAGAGTTACACAGGATTACTTAGATAGATATACCGGTGGAGGTAATATTGTTGATGGTCCAGCATTACGCTGGCTAGCAGAAATGCCTGCACGTAGAATATGGGTATCAGATATGAAAGTATTTGGTGTTGGTGCTAATTCTTCAGGTTATAATTTACTTAAAGATTGTTATGATATTTGCACACAGAATAAAATAATTAATCTAAAAGATATAGATGAAGTTAAAGAACACGCACTTAAATTAAATATGTGATACAATATAAAGCATTAGAAAGTAAACTAGCAATAGTGTAGTGTTTCCTTTCCGCTATAAAAGCTTTCTAAAGTAATGGAATAGAGTCGGAAGAGAACTCCGAACATGGTTTAATTCGTACTATCTGTACAATGTCAATCCCAATAGTGAACACCATTACGCTTTATATGTTTGCATAAAATATAAATGAAGTATAATGAATAGTATGAAAGATATAGATAAACTGCTGAAAGAAGCAGAAACTGGAAAAATCAACCGTGTATCACAACGAATAACTGATGAAGCTATGCCATTCTGGAATGGTATAGAACAAATGGTGCAATCAGGTAGGAAACCTAGACCTTACGTAGTGTCAAGGTTATTACGTGATGAGTTTGATATAAAAATAAGTGAGACTGCAATAAGGAATCACTTTAGAAACTTGTTAGAGTATGTCGAATAAAAAGAAAGTAGAAGAGTTATTAGCTGAAGCTGAATCTAAAAAGATACAAGAACTTAAAGCTGATAACTTAAAGTTACTGCGACAATTAGAAAAAGCTAAAAATAAAAAAGCTGATATGATTGAAGCAGTATATCAAGCTGTATCTACGAACTTAAGGACATGGGACAAACCTAAGATACCTAAGCCTAAGCTACACAAACGTACTAAGAACGAAGAAGTAGCTGTTGCTGTATTAAGTGACGTACAATTGGCGAAGGTAACACCAGATTATGATACAACAGTAGCAGAAGAACGTGTTATTGAATATGCAAACAAGATAGTTGAACTAACAAATGTACAACGTTCAGCACATCCTGTAAACAAATGCGTGGTTCTAGCTGCTGGTGATATTGTAGAAGGTGAATTAATATTTCCAGGACAAACACATTTAATAGACGCTTCGTTATATAACCAAGTTACTATTGATGGTCCTAGAATATTAACCAAGTTTTTCGATACATTATTGGCGAACTTCAATGAAGTAGAAGTACATTGGGTGATAGGTAATCATGGTAGTTTAGGAGGCCGTGCAAGAAAAGATTATCATCCAGATTCTAACGCTGATAGAATGCTTGGAAAAATTATGTCAATGATATACAGGGACGAAAAGCGAATGACCTGGACAATACCTGATAGTACAGGTGATAACCATTGGTTTGATATTGCAGATGTAGGTGAAGGATGTAAATTCTTTGTATGGCATGGTGACAATATAAGAGGACACAGTGGATTTCCATGGTATGGCTTTGGTAAAAAACTATTAGGATGGAAAGCATTAGCGTCAAGAGGATTAATGCCTGATTTTGATTATGCAATTGCTGGACATTTTCATACACCTACAACAATGTATGTTAACGATGTACGTTTATGGGTTAATGGTTCTACTGAAAGTTATAATACTTATGCATTAGAACAGTTAGCAAGTATGGGACGACCATGTCAATGGTTGTTATTTGCTAAGCCAGGTTCAGGAGTAACTGCTGAATACCTTGTAAAATTGAAACATAACTGATATAATAATGAATACTATGATAAAAAACTTAGAGAAGTCTGAGTGGAAATTGACTGGTATTGAGTATAGTGGGCTAGGTGATAGACCATATTTTATACTTTGTAATGACGACCAAGTCAAGCTAGTACCCATAACAAAAGGGGTACATAACTTAGACGATGTACTAGAATATATATAAGTTATTTATCGTTTTCTCTTGATGAGTTCAAACGATAAATAAAGGAAGGGTTATTATGACTAATAACGTTGACTTACTATCTCCATTTCCACAGGAGTTAGTTCGTAAAGCACCTGCAGGTAAGTTCGGTGATTATGTGCCACACGCACATTATGTTGAACGCTTAAGGGATAGTGGAATAAATTACAAATGGGAATGCGAACCAGTGTACAGCACACACAATGGAGAAAAACGTATTGTCGGTGCTAAGGGTACTATTACTTTAGACGGTATGGGTAGCTATACAGGCTTTGGTGATGTAGATACATTTAAGTTAAACAATGACAAGTTTAATGATGGTAGCAATCTTAAAGACGCAGAATCTGACGCATTTAAACGTGCATGTATGAGGTTTGGCCTTGGTGTAGAGCTATGGTCAGGCAGTAAACAATCAGAAGAAGAAGCTACTGCTGGTACTCAACAAGAAGATAGAGTAGAAGTAACCAAAGTAGATATGCGTAAGAAAGAAAATCAACCTACACCAGAAGATATTAAACGTATGGAAGACATAATGGATAGTATTGTTGGTGAAGATTCAAAAGACGAAGCACCTTTCTAATGCCTGATTTAGAGTTTATAGCCAAGACTATACACACAATGACTGAAAATGTTCAGAACAAAGAAACATTACATAAGATTATGGGTACAGCAAATGAGTACGCTAAGACTATGAAGTTTCCTAAATCTAAAACTGAATGGTCAGACGAACAACTGGATAAATATTTTAACATGATTGAAAAACTTGTTGATATGCCAGTTGAATATACTCAGAATGACTTTGATAGTTTATCATTAATGGATAAACTTAAAGCAGTTGGCTTAGAAGCAACAGACAAAACCGATGGTTTACAACAACCAGGAGGTCTTGTCGGAGAGGTTGTTAATCAAATGGAACAACAAAATAAATATCGTGACGATTTGAAATGTCCTTATTGCCAAGCAATGGTATATGATAATCGTAACAGCAAAAAGTCAGACAAAAGTCCAGACTTTACTTGCAGCACTAATGACCCTGTTGTATGTGGTGGACATACAGGCAAATGGCGTAAGTCATGGTGGTTAGATAACACTGACATACCAGAAGAATGGGGTATATAATGAATAGATTACAGCGTAGGGCTGCTAAATCTAAAAAGAAAACTAGGTATAGAGGTTTAAGTAAACGACAAGTACTTACACCTGATAGCTGGAGATAAGGAGGTTCTAATGATACCTGAATCATTTAGAGGTGAAGACATACCAGCATATATTAAAAGTAAGACACAACTGGTAGCTTATGTTCTTACAAGATATATGGGAGAAAGTCCTATAAGTAACTGGGAGTTTGTAGCTGAGTTATACTGCCATAGATTTGGTGGTATTATACATAATCTTAGGCAGGAAGGTTATAAGATAACAACATTACCTGCCAAAAAACGTGGCTTAGTACATTACTATTGTACTGAGTTACCTGCAAAAGCTACCATTAGCTAATGATAGAACTAATAATTGGGTGTTTGTTTCCTTATTTACTTACACCCAGTAACTTACCTGAGTACCGAAGTTGTTTAGAAATAGAAACTAAAGTAAACTATGTGTTGAATCATTCAACTTTGGTATCCAGGTATTTTAATGAGGACGACATCCTGCAAGCATTGACTGTTATTTATTGTGAAAGCAGTGGCCGCACATCTGCTGTAGGTAATAACAAAGATGGAACACAGGATGTTGGACTCTGGCAATTTAATGACGATACATGGGCTTGGTTAAAACCTAAACTTGGTATAATAAGTAAGCGTACTAACCCAGAAGTATCTACTGCAGTTGCAGCATGGTTAGTTTATAACGATGGATGGCACCATTGGGATAGCAGCAAACATTGTTGGAAAGATTACAATAACAGATACATTACGAAGGAGACTAAATGAGTACTTTTTTTAAAAGTTCATCTGACAAAAAAAACATATGGCGCAGAGAACTTTATGACATAAAATGTATTAACTGTGATAAATTATTTAAAGCAGATACAATTAGAGCAAAAAGATGCACACCATGTGAACAAGAAATGTTTAATATATATATGGAAATGGGAGGATAAATGAACCAAAAGAAAATAGACATAGATAAGATTAATATCTTTACACATCATAAGTATTTAAAAGTATGGGCTGCAATGTTTAGTAAAGCATGTGGCAGCGATACATTTAATGTAGCACCAGACACAGCAAAGTTACGGTTCCTTATGGATAAATTTGTAATGGATTACAATTGGAACTTAGAACAACTTGAAAACGAACATCAACATGACGCACATGTTAAAGACTATAATAAGATTGAAGCTGATAAAGAAGAAGAATGAGTCTATCTGAAATAAGAGAGGAAGCCATGCAACGTGCAGGTGGTAAATGTGAATGGCCATATTGTAATGATAACAAGTGGTTAGAACTAGCACACATACAAGGCATAGGCATGGGTGGCAACCCTAAAAGAAAATTTGATATTAATAACGTATGTATTTTATGTAAGCATCACCATGATGTATATGATGGAAGACAACGTGTAGGTGCAAGCGTAGCGTACAGAGAACTGTTAATGGGTTATCTTAACAGAGAAAGATTAATCACCTAATTTTTTCCATGCTTTTCTAGCTCTTTTAGGTGGGCTAGTTTTATTATCAAACGGATTAACTGGTTTTACTCCACCTGGTAACAATCCATAATTTACTGCATCCACAGTTACATATGCATTGTATGCAAGCTTACCTGTTTTTATTGCAGCATTAGCAATAGTCTTACCAGTAGCTTTAACTGCTTTAGTAAGAGGACTAATAGATTCTTTACCTTTATAATCATTACTATTAGAAACTTGCACATATTTATTAGCGCCTATTTCTTTCATTAATGCCATTGATTCTTCTAAACCAACTTTATTTTTAGCTTTATCAGCTAATGCTTGCTGTTGTTTAAGTCGTCTTTTAAGTTCGTTTTGACCTAAACCAGCAACACCTTGACCAACAAGTTTATCGTAATTACTCATTAGTATTAGCTAAAGAATAAACATTACGTTCATCAATTTTTGGCGCAGCAACAGCAGCTGTCACGCTATTAATGTTTACTTGACCATCACTTTTACCATGGCTAAGTATTTCTTGTGCCATTCCAAGACTAATTAATGCACTATGACTAGCTATTTTTTCAAAGTTGACACCAGCTTCTACAATAGATTCTTCATCTTTGTTAGCTAAATCTACTTCGTGTTTATTATGATAATGTCCAGGCATTAATATTTCCTTTTTTTGCCACGTTTTTTACCTTTATAAGCAGTTTTTCTACCTTTTTTTGATATTGGCATTATTTACCTCCAATTTGTTTTTTTGCATATGTTTTAACTACTGCTAATGCAGCACCACCACCAGCTAATGCAGCAAGCTGTAATGTTTCAGCTTCAACACCAACCAATGGAGCTACAGTTAGCGCACCTATAAACGCTTCGATGAAAGTCCATACAGCTCTTTCTAGCATATCTTTTAATTCATCACTCATTTTATACTCCCATGCTTCGTTCCAAGGGGTCCACGCCACATCTGTCTTAAATGTCCCATTAGAATTTCTTGCTCTTTTATATTTCTCAAACATTATCCTAGCTTACTAATAAGTCTAACTATTTTTGGTACACCTTTTTTAGCTTTCCAATCACTAAAAGCTTTTCTACTTTTTTCATAATTTTTAAAAGTAAGTTTATCATCAACTCCTGTGTCAGTTGTTTGGTTAACAACACCAAGTGGGAAAGGTGCGCGTGAACCATATTCAGTACGAAGAATAGTTTCTGCATAGTTATGTATACTACTATAGTTCCTATTTATATCTGATATCTCATCAGTAAAAGCAATCATTTTCATTAATTCTGTTTTTGCTGCTTTTTTACTTGCTTCATCAGGAAAAAATTTATCTTCTAATTCTTTTCTACTAAGTGGTTGTTCATAACCCTGAAATTCTTTACCCATAGAATCTGCAATCTCTCCTGCTATATCATCACGAAGCGTTTTAGAAACTTCACCAATATAATCATAAACAGTTCCTCTAAACTCCATAGCAAAGTCTCTTGTTCTAGCTTTACGTGCTTGTAATTCTTGATTAACTGCAGCTATTGTTTTAGGCATTGGACTATCTTTTTTGTATTGCATAGTTTCTTGATTCCAACCAGAATGACTAATCATATCACTTGTATCAAATGTTCTAGTTTTATTTTGTGAATATGCTTTGTCTGGTAATCTATACACTTCTTCAAAAAATGTATCTGGTGCAGTTGGGTCATAAGAAAAACCAAACTTACTTAGTTTAGTTTCTAATGATGCAGCTTCACTAAACTTAGGATTAATTTGTTTACCACCAGCACCACCTGGGTTTAACCTGTTTTTATCTTTACCTCTAAAATAAGATACTGTTGCTTTTACTTGTTCATCAGCTTTGCCTTGTGCATATGCTGCTTCTCCTTCAGTTTGCACTAAATGATTATAATCATCGCTTCTACCTTCATAGTAATTTGCTTCAACCGAGTCAGCATAAGCTTGTTCTTCAGCTGCTTTACGTAAAAGTTTATCACCTTTAGATTTACCATCGTCTTTAGGATTAAAGTTTGGATTATCATAATAATCAGCTTTATCTCCACCTGTATTTTTTCCGCTTAAAAATGACATATATCTCCTAAAAGAACTTACTTAAGTTTAACAATAATTTTCTATTTGCAGGTAAACCTAATTGTTTTTCCATATTTCTTACAGCTAGTCTAACAAGATTATTCTTATTTGCAACATTAGGGTACATTGCTCTAAGTTGATTCATTTGTCCTACTAAAGATTGTTGTGTTTTATATTCAGCTCCTGTTATAGTTCTAGGTCTATCAGTGATAGGATTATAATTAGGTACACTAGTAGGTTTAGGGTCTTTTTTAGATTTTGTATATGTTTCTATTTGACCAGGTCTAGTTTTACTAGCACGTTCAGCAGTTACATCAGGGTCAAATCTTGGTTCAGTATCATCTTTACCAAAAGCTACAGACCCCATCATTCTTTCTTTAGCTGCAGATAGTTCTGGTCCTATAGTTCCTTTAATAGTTTTACCTTTTTTAGTAATTCCAAGAACAAATCTATCACCTACATTAAAACCTAATTCACTAAACAATTTACCTTCTGTTGGGTGAAGAGTATTTATAGGATGTAAATTACCATAAGCTTTTTCATATTCTATTTTTACAGATGCGTCTAAATCTTCCATGTATTTAGGTGTAAATCCACCACCTATTTTCATATCTCCATAATTTTCTACAGCCATTGGATTAGTTTGTGTAGCATCTGTAGGATTAACTGCACCAGTTAAACCTACTTTACTACTTTCTAAGTTATCTAATTCTGTATCATCTATTCTTTTACCTGAATAATATGCTTGTTTTTCTGCAGGAGAATATTCAATTTTATCAAACTCTTGTATCATTTGATTATATTCTCTTACTTCAGCACCACTAGTAAAAGGTATTTGTTTACCTATATCACTTTGATTAGCTATTGATGTAAGGTTGTGTTCTTTTACATGCGAATCTGCAGGACCAAAGTATTTATCTCCATATAATCCAGATTCTTTTTCTAAATATGATAAATCTTTTTCAGCTTGACGACTTATTTCTGCAGCTTTTCTAGATACTCTATTAGCTGAAGGTAATGTTTCTAATATATTACTTCCAAGTTTTTGTTTTTTACGCACAGTAGATTTAGTAACTCTTAACGCAGCAGCATCACTTAAACCTTTACTTTTAGCAATTTTATATTGAGATGTTAAACGTAATTCATTATCACTAAAGTTTTTTACATCATCACCAACTTTAGATATTCGTTTAGCTATATCTATATCAGCTTTTATATCTGATAAACCCCTAGATATTTCTACATCTACTGTAGTACCATCAGCTAATTCTGTAATTCTAGGTACTTTTCCTGCACTTTGTTTAAAAATTTGTTTGCTTTTTGCACCACCAATATTTTCTACATTGCCAATGTTTTCCATATTACCAGTTTTAAACTGACCTAATCCACCTGTACCTTCACCTGTTAATATTTTATTTATAAGTTCTTTATCAAATGCTTCATCAGCATTATCACTAATTAAATTTTTTGCACTAAATGATTCTCCACTATAATAATCTCCACCCATTGTTAATTCAGCATTAATTAAATTTAATGTTTTTAAATGTTTTTTACTAAGACGAACACCACCACTTAAATCTTTAAAACCAGTAGTTTTAATTTCGTTAATTATCTCTTGAATTTTTTCTAATTCATCCATTTGTTTGACATTTTAGCAGATAATACTTGAATTTCTCCACTAATTTCCTGTAATTTTTCCATAACTGTACTAGTAAGTACTATGTCATCAGCTGATTTATTAGATATTTCTTTTAAATCACCATCATAATCTATGTATGTAACCTGAACATCTTGTCCAGATTCTATAGCTGCAGCAACACGTGGATATACAAACTTATATGCGTCAACACTGTTACCAATAAACCCATCTTTAGCGATACGATTGTTAGTTTGTGTGTTACCTAGTATTAAACACCCTGCTGTATGTTCATCAGTATTACCTGTGTGCCATAATATATACTCAAAACCTGGTACATCTTGTACCCATATCATACCTTTATGCATAGCGCCATATTTACTTACATATCTGTTATGAAATCCACCTTCAGTACGTAATTTAAGTTTATATGTACCAGCAGGTATACGTGTTTCACCCCAGACTTTAACATCACGTTGTTCGTCTTCTAATGTATATGCTAAGAATGTACGTTTGTTACCTTCAATTTCAAATAACAAACCAGATGTAGAGTCTTTACCACTACTAATTCTTAATACTTCATATTGCATTATTTTTTCTTAGATTTCTTTTTAGCTTTATTTTTTTTGCTATTAGGAAAACCTTTCTTCATATCAGAATAAGCTTTTTTAGATATAGTAGAATTTTTTTTAGACCTACTTGTACCAGCTTTTTTTCTTTTATTTATATTATGATAAAGACCTTTTTTAGCGGCCATTATTTACCTACTTTCTTTTGAGCATTTTTATGTGCTTTACTAAATGTTGTACCACGTTTCATAGAATTAACCATAAATTGTATGTGTTTTTTACTGTGATGTTTACTATGTTTTTTCATACTATCTTGTTGTCTTTTAGTTAATTTAGAAACATCAACACCTTTAATTTTTTTTGTAACCATGTTTACCACTTTACCTTATGTGACCAATATTTTGCAGACAATTTAGATTTTGGTTTACCCTGTGCGTTATGTCTAGCATAATAAGATTTTTTACGAGCTTTATCTTTTTTCGATTTAGGATTTTTACCTGCACCTTTTACACCTTGTTGACCAAATCTAATTAGTTTATATGTACTACCTTCTTTAGCCATAACAACATGTGATTTTGTTTTATGACTAGGTGTACGTTTTGGTTTATTAACACCTTTTAATCCATGTTTTTTCATTTGTGTTTTAACACGTTCTGGCACTGCCATTATTCCTCCTCACAATTACCATACTTACAATTACAAATTTGCATAAATGACCCATCTTCCTTTTGTGTTACCATACACATTAGTTTCCTCCGCAACAACCGTTACCACAACAGTCCATTATCTGCTCACCTTACCTTTATTATTTGGTTTGTCTTTTCTAAAGCCTATAGTTAATAACCATACAGCTAATGTAATTATAGTAGCTAATCCTGTAATTTGTTGTGCTGAACCAGTAAGTGTTAACGTAGCAATAACAAGACCTACAAGTGTCCATGACAAATTTAATGTTTCTTTAATTATCTCTATAAACCAATTCCATATTTTTTTAATCATAATGTTTTCCTAAATACGAAAGCCGCCATAGTAGCTATTCTAGTCAAAATAACTGGGACTACAACTTCTTGAGCTTTTTCTTTTTGGTCAGTAGTCATGTCATCACCAATAGTTGCAAGGTTTATATCTTGTACATTTACATCTACAAAAACTTCTATTGGATTTTCTAAGAACGCTTCGTATTGTATCTCTGTAACAACATCAGCTAGGGTATAATCTTCTACGTCTGCATTTTCTACAGCTCTTTCCACGTATTCTTCTACAGCTTCTGCTACTACAGTATCTGATTTAACAGCCTCTGCAATAATTTCAACATCTTCAGTTTCAACTGATAATACCTCAGCAACAACCTCAACTTGTTCCTCTGTAAGTTCTTCAACATTTTCAATTGCCTCCTCAACAACAGCTTGTACTATTTCCTGTACTTCTTCAGTAGCTTTATCTAAATTTTGTACACCAACATCATTAACTTCTTCAAGAACTTCTACAACTTCTTCGGTGGTAGCTTCTTCAACGACAATATCCTCAACGATTTCTTCAACTTCAGATACTGCGACAACGACTTCTTCCTCAGAAAGTTCTTCTGCAGGTTCCTCCTCAACATCTTCCTGTATTGGCTCATCCAAAACTTCCTCGATAACTTCTTCATCTTCCACCACAACAACAACATCATCTTCTAAAACCTCTTCCTCAATAACAATTATAATATCTTCTGGTATATCCAGCTCTATAACTTCTTCTTCTATTTCTATAATCTCAATAGTATCTTCAAGTTCTTGTATAATATCTACAAATTCCTCTAATTCTTCTTCAGATAAATTTTCAAGGTCAATAGTGCTATCCTCAAGTTCTTCTAATATAAGTAATTCTTCTTCAGCATCTATCTGTTCCTGAATTAAACGCTCTTCTTCAGCAGCAATCTCTGCTTCAATAGCAGCTATTTCTTCTTCCGTGAGCTCAATAACTTCCTCTTCAATGAGAATATCTTCCTCTGTAAGGGTGTCATCTCCAAGTATCTCTTCGTCCAACTCATCATCTATCTCTTCTTCGACAATATCAATAACATCATCAGGTATGTCAGTGCAATCACCGGGCTGATATCCAAACCAATCTCCACTTTCTACGGCTTCCAAATATTGTTTATACGATAAAGGGTTGCCTGGGTGTTCACAACCGTTTTCGTCCCACGCCAAATACGTTGTAATATTATCTTCAACGACATCTTCTGCTTTGGGTAAGGTTGTGCTAGTTGTTGTCGTACTAGGTGGCGTTGTATCAGGAACATAATCATAATTATATAATACACTTTTTACTGGAGTAAAGTCGCTAGTTGTACTATTTGTATCGTGAAATGCTTTAACTTTAGAGTATATATTTTGATTATCTACAGATAAATTATCATATAAATACTCTGCAGTAAACGTATGACTACGCCATGATAAAGCTTCTGTAAAACCAAAAGTAGTTTGTATTGATACATCATCAGCAGATTCAGTAAGTCCTATATATACTATATAATATTCAGGTGGATTATCTTCGTAGCCATCACTTTCTTGCCAACTAACTGTAATACTTCCATCATTAGAGTTAATAGAAATACTACTATCGTAAGGTGTTTGTGTTTCAGTATGATATGCATATACAGGAGTAGCTATTAATAATACTGCAGCTACAACAGCTAATAACTTTTTCACATTAAGTTATTGATTAACACCACCAATGCCGAGATTGCAACTAACCAACCCGATAACTCTTGCCTTGATATTTTTTGATTTACCTTTTCATGTAATTCATCTATGCGTTTATTAATATCTTGTTGTCCTTCCAATATAAGATTTAACATTTCTTTTTGTGTAAAACCGTTGCCGTTAGAGGATGTCATCTTTATCCCAATCATCTTGCCAATTCCAAGTGTCTTTTTTTTGATAATAATAAGGAGTATTATTTGATTTTCCACTTAAAAATTTATATAAATTACCATAGTTTTCAATAACTAAAGCACATATAAATATTAATATTAGCAAATCCATAAATCGGATTATATCAGATGATTAATCTTTTTCCCATAACCATGTTGAAGTATTTAGTGTATAAGATTGTGCCTCTGTAGAAGGGTCAGGTGCATAAAATACATCATTAGTATTATCGTATGTAAAACCTATACCTGCATAGTTTCCTCTTAAAGGTGTTCCACTATTGTCGTGTGCATTACCAAATGTATTGTAACTTGTTTGTTTCCAAGTACCACTTTGATTTAGTGTGTTGTTTATAAAATCTATTCCTAAACTTTCTTGTTCATCTCCATTACCATCTGTTATATTAGAATTATCTACGACAATAACTTGTGTAACTAAACCTTCTTCTATCTTTGCAAAGTGTGCCATTATGCTACTTCATATCTTATAACAACTATACCTGAACCACCTCTTCGACCAACATGAGCTCCTTTAGCTCCACCACCACCACCGCCTGTGTTAGTAGTTCCATTATGTGGACTTTCACCATCTGTACCATCACCACCACCGCCTGTACCACCGGCAGAGCCACCATCACGACCTCCGCCACCGCCACCTGCGTAAAAATCTGTTGAGCCATCTTTATATGTATTGCTTAAACCATCACCACCTGCACCTTGACCATCAGTATTACCTGCTTCACCTGCACCACCACCACCACCTGCTCTGTCGCCGCCATCTCCAGGACCGCCATTGTTACCTTTACTACCTCCTGATGAAGTGCCTGTATTTGTACCACCTGAACCACCACCAGAGCCACCATTAGGGTCACCTGAATTACCACCAACACCACCAGGGTCAGCGCCACGACCTCCGCCATTACCTTGTTTCAAATTTGAACCTCCACCAATGGCTTGTATTTGGCTAGAATTTCCTTGATTACCAACATTTGCATGAGAAACTTGCGCACCACCTGCACCAATTACTATTGGATATGTTCCTATTGAAGAAAAAGTTAAGGTGTCTATAACATACGCACCTGCACCGCCAC